TCAAAAGATTTACTTTGAATTAGAAAAGTGTCAAGAAGCAGTTGAGGTACGTAGACAAATACTTGAAGCTACCAGACCTGACTATATGAAGGACGCAGTATACTGGGTCTGGTGTACACAAATACCACAGGAAGTATAATATGATAATAACTATAGATAAAGAAGAATTTAATTTTTGTAAAAGTTTAGCGCAAGGACGTTTTGATAGAGCAAGACAAAGAGGATCTTCACTAGATCAAATAGGTAAAAAGTTTAGCAGGTATCAAGACGATATACATGGAATGCTTTCTGAATGGGCTTTCTGCAAACTGACTAACACCTTTCCTAGTCAAGTAATATCTCCTGTATTAAAAACTAAAAGGAGTGGCGAAGATTTAGGAGATGTAAAATATAAAAATTTAAACTTTGATGTTAAGTCTACCCATCATCCAAGAGGAGAACTGTGGACTGATATAATAAATGACAACATAGATGCTTATGTTTTTATAGTGGTACATATAAAAGATACTACAGCAGAGTGTCATATAAAAGGAGTTATGATGTCAGATGAATTACATAGTAAAGGAATGACACATGGTTCTAAAAATCAATTTAGGAAACCTGCATATTGCGCTACTATAGAAGAATTAACAGACTGGGAATCCTTCGATAAAGCTACAGCATAAAATAAAAAAGGCCGCATTAAGCGGCCTCTTCTTTTAGTATGTTACTCTACCTACATCTTATCTGTTACATCATATACATCTTTTAGATAATCTGCTATCTCTAAGAACGCATCTAGTTCAGCTATACTGAAGTCTGCTATCTCTGCCTCTACTTTGTACTGCTCTCTTAACATTTCAAGAGCCTCTTTTCTTATGCCCTTCGGTACAGCCATTGCCTTTGATGCCATACGAAGTCTTCTGCTATCACCACCTAAGTAGCCTTTCTGCATAATCTTTCTTGTATCTGACTTAACACTAGATACAATGTTCTTCAGCATATTACGCTTACCTTCTAGTGTAGCATTTTTAAATTTGTCGGATCTGATAAGCACATCTGTCTTCTGTTCAAGTACAGGAGATACTACTTTGTTAAACAGCTTATCGTATGCAGGTACTTTTGTACGCTCACTTGCTGTCCAAGGAAACATCTCAGCCATAGAGTATGCTATCTCTGTAGATGTACGAGAAGGTCTTACAGTAAGGCCAAATACTTTAGCATAAGGATTAGCTTCATATACTTCTCCTTCTCTAGTTGCTACTCTTAGTTCTTCTCCTGTTATAGTCTCTGCTTTATCAAACAACACCTCATAAATATTATCTACATACTTGGTAGCTGTCTGAGTAAAAGCACCTGCAGCATCTGCCTGTCTTACGTCTTTAGCTGTATCTGTGCCTGAAGCAAAACCTACTACTTTATTTACTGCATCTAATGGCCTAGTTACACCTGCTAGTAAGTTGCCTGAAGCTTTAGCAAAAGCGTGTATACCATCACCCCTCTTAGCACCGTCATCATTTATTAGTACATCCAATAGATTATTTAAATCATTGGCAAACTGAAAGTCACGTGATACCTGACCCACCGCAATCTGAGTACCTATCTCTTGTATTAGTTCTCTAGGTACATCATCACCCTGTCTTTTTAAATTTAATGCCCTGCCTACAGCGAGGAACACAGAGAAGGGAAATGTGTTCTTAGCGTCTATGACAGCACCACCTGCACCTTCAATCTCATAAACGCCTAGACCTTTTTCCTGTCTTTGTTTATCATACTGCATAGCCATATAACCTGCAGTTGAACCTACAAGTATACGAGATAGTACCTCACCTTCTTGTATATCTACATCCTGTGGCTTACCTTCTTTTATGCTTTTTGCTATGCGTCTACCATACTGATAGAAAAACTGAGGTGTAGCAAAGGGTGACCACTGATAGGCTGTAGCTACAACGTTATTCATAAATCTACCAAACGGAAGTATTGTACCAATTCCAGGTGTGTTAGAAATTGTTTCTACAAGCTTGGCTGTAGAGCGTAGTAGCTGTGGTTGATCCTTTGATGTGTAGTCTTTTGAGTAGACTGACTTGAGCGTTGAGTCCAGAGCAGCTTGCATAACTGAATCATCTATCAAGTTCTCCTCTGACATCAACGCTTCTTTCAGAGTAACATCTTTAGACATACGTAGATACTTGTCTATCTCAGTGATGAACATCTGAGACTTAGTAAAACTATCCTGAACACGTACACCTGAAGCATCAGCAGCAGCCCTAGCTCCAGCTTCTATATTTCTGTAGAACTTATTCTTAGGGTTCATTCCATATCTCTCAGCATTTACTTCTATACCGCCAGAGATTGTTTCAAATAATATCTTACGTGCGTCTTGATTTTCATCAAGCATCTTCATGTACGCATCGTGTGTAGTGTAAGGGTCTGCTAAGTTTCTTAGCTTTTGTGCCTGTATAGCAGTCAATGCTTTGGCACGTTTGAACGCTTCATTAGCTTCTGCATTCTTGCCTAGCGTTCTTAGCCCTAATCCCTTTGTCATCATAGCAGTACTGTTAAATAGATCAGCAACAGTCTGTCCTATGTAGTATTGACCAAAGCCAGCTACGTTGACTGCTGTTGTAGCAGGAGATGAAACCAGTAACCGTTTCCACACAGACTGTCCATACTTTAGTGTCTCTGCTTTCTTGGCATCTTTGAGTTCTCTACCAATAGCTTCTTTACTCTCTACTTCATCAAGTGTTTTAGTAAGTCTCTCACTAGCAGCAATTAAGCTAGAGTCTAATGTTCTACGTACTTGACTCATGACGTTCAATGTCTGACCAGCAGCACTGATATCTTTAGCTAGTAAGTCTCCTAGTCTTGTACCATCTTCAGCGAGTTCACCTATCTGAAACTGCGCTCTTTTCATTAGTAGCTTGTTTATCTCAGCAAGATCTTTCTCTGGTAAGAACGTAGCTACATTTGTCATAACATCTGATATTGTTCTTTTACGAGACAGTCTTTTCTTTTTGTCTTTGAATATTTTAGCTAGTCCACCGCTACCGTCTTCACCTAGCATAATCTCTTTTATCAGACTGGCTGGCATACTAGCAGTTGTAAATTCTTTAGCACTCTCAATTCTTTTGTTCCAGTCTTGAATAGACTTCTTCATTGTAGCTGATACTTCTTTCATATCAGACTTTTTAAATATAGGAGACAACTCTTCTACAGCTACATTAGCTACTCGATCTAGTGGAGTACGCTCATCAGCAAGACCTGATGCACCCCTAAACTTACCAAACCCTAACTGCGCTGCACCTGCTACGCCACCAAGCAGAGATGATAAGCCTGTCTGTGCAGCACTATACTTTTCTTGTGCGCCTACATCTATCAATGCATTCTGTGCCATGTTGTCTTGCAGCATAGCAGCACCTGCATCTAATCCAATGGTAGCTTTTAGTGCAGTACCACTAGCCCTGTCATACAAAGTTTCCTGTGCATCATCCATAGCTTTCTTGACCAACGCTCTGCGTCCATCTTTGTATACACGTTCTGATACTCTGTCGTACAAACCTGACTGTTGTTTCTTATTCATGCCAGCTTTTATGGCTCTCTTAACAGCGTCTTTGCCAGCTTGTTCAGCAGCTTTTTTAGCAGCAGCTTTATTAGCACCACTAGCTATAGCATCCATACGTGCTTTTCTTATAGAGTCAGCTATAACTTTCTTGCCAAATCCTCTAGCACCACCAGCAAAGGCACGTGCTATACCACCAGTAGCTACACCTAGATAGTTAGTTGGATCTGTTGCAGCAGCAAAGACGTAATCTTTTACACCGTCTACTGCACCCATTACACCATCATTTTGAAATACATTGCCTAGTCGGTCATATGTTTCATAAGCTTTTCTAGCTATTTCTTTTTGTCTATCATCTGCTTTACCAACAAAACGTACCTCACCTGCGGTAGACACAGTATTAGCATTAAAGTAACGCATGTGTTCTACAAAGTCATCGACAACCTGTTCAGGCTCTATGGTTTTATAGTCAGCACCTTTACGCTCTACCATGTAGTCACGTATATTTCTTAGAAACTGTGGTCTTTTCAGATCATCTTTCTTGAGAGTAGTTTCATTATCAAGAGGTGCTTCATCTACTTCTCTGGTAGGAGCAGGAGCAGAAGGAGCAGAGCCGTATAGTTGCTCTCTCTCTTTTAGCATTTCAAAATAGTCGGGCATATTAGTCCTCTAAACCTATTGGCATTCCTGTGTTAGGATCGTGTGTATCTCCATACATTGCATCCCAGTACTCAGCTTCTGTAACAGGTATTCCAGTACCAGCCATATCAAACTCAAAACGTGTACCTTCAAACCTTTTCTTTGGTAATGTCTTTGTCTTCTCCCCACCTTCAGGAGGTCTTGGGTCAACAATAATAGCCTTACCTGTATTAGGATCTACCTTACCTTCGTACTTTCTATCCCAGCCTCGTCTTCCAGCATCTAAACTAGGCGGTCTTTTTGGATAAGTTTTATCAAGTAACGCTTCTTTTTCAGCTTCTGTATCGGGCGTTTGCGTTTCGGTAGTTTCTTCTTCTTCTGTGCTTGGCTGTTGTTGCTGATCTTCTTGTTCCTCCCTTTGTCTTCTGAACTCTTCGTCTGCTTCCGCATCACCTGTAAATCCCGGTATATCAGAGAAAGGTATATCCTCTGTCTCTATACCAAAATCTTTTTCTAACATACCCTCTTCTTCTAGTAGACTGTTAAAATAAGGTTCTCCCATCGCAGCTATAACTATACGCTTAAATGCAGGGTCAGTCAATAGGTCTGGTCTGTGATATGTGTCTAGTGCATTTTCAATATCTATTTTAGCAGCATCCTGTTGTAGTAATGTTAGCGCATTAGCTGCTGCTTTATTATTAATTTCTGTGGCTTGATCAGCAGTTAGTTGAGTTATGTTATTATCTTTCATATACTTTTCTCTAGCTGCAGCCTTTGCATTCTCTATAATAAGTTCATCACGATCCGTAGTACCTGCTTTAGCCATACCAGTTTCAATATCTCTAGTGAATTGTCTTAGGTCTTTTGGGCCAAAGAAGTTAATATCACTGAATGTCATAGTGGACTCAGGGAATAATGACTCATACTCCGCATCTCTAGCTGCAGCATTTATCTGTGCTACACTCATTCCCTCAAACAGTTCTCTGTCAGCAAGCCTAGCCTTTGCACGATCTTTAGCGTCCAACGCAAAGAATGTCCTAAGTAAATTATCTTCCTCTTCAGGACGTACAACCTTTGGTGTACCTAGACCATAAGTTCTTTCTACAAAGTCTTGATACTCACCGTCTGCAAACTTAAAGTCTACATCAGGTATATTAGGCATATTTACAAGGGCGTCTATGTCTGCCTTACCTAAAGTCTTAACACCTGCATCTTGAGCAGCAGCCTGTAGTTTATCATGAAAGTCTTTAATACCGTTTACACCAGAAGACAGGGCGTTTGATATTTGTGCATCTGTAGCACCCAATGACCTAGCTCTAAGTCCTAGCTGTGCAGCTTCATTGGCAAGCATTTGTTTCTTTTGTACTCTAGGTATATTTCGTTCAGCTAATTCTTCTTGTTCTTCTTCATAGTCTTTAGCGTCTTCTCTACGTTCACGTATGTCTGCAGCTACACCACTAGCTACACCACCAACAAACTTTTTCCAATTAAATGCCATTATACTAACCTCTTGCCATTAAGCCTTGTGGCTTTTCTTCTGCTGGTTCTTCAGTTGTTGCTTCATCTGTATCTGCTAAATCTTTCAGTAACTCTGCACCGGGATCGTTTTGGTTTGCTGCGTCACTTATATACTTCATAGTAAGTGCTTTAAATTTCTTCATTTCTTTTTCTTCAGCTTCTTTCTTGTAATCACGATCATCGTCTTTTACTGTCACGCCTGTGGCTTCTATAGCCTGTTTAAGAAACTCATGTAATATAGGAGCTACCATAAGACCTGTGTCTACTGAATGTACTCCTTCCATTTGTTGTGATAATATCAACGTTTTTATTATTGGCTTTAGGGGTACTCCCAACTCACACACAAGAGCAATATCATCTATTGATTCTTCATCTCCTATCTTTTCAAGGTAGTAGTTTAAGACATCCTTAACGTCCACTATCTCTGGTGGATTTTCCCAAGGCCAATTACCTAACTTTGCGGTCATGGATGCTCCTGGAATTGGTCTATCAAATGGTCCTGCTGGCATAATCTTTTCCTATTTAGTAAATCCTGCACCAAAGTATAAGCCTACGATAGCTGATACAATGTGTGTATCTAGTGGTGTTATTACAAATCCTTGTGCATATTGCCACTTAACTATCTCTGGTCCTGATCCAAAGATAAAGTCAAGGAAGCCTACCTGTATTTCAGTGTAGCCTACATACACACCTACTTCTGGATAGAACACTGCGACCAACTTTGGTAACACTATTATAGCAAAGACTGCAGATAATGCAATAAGTCTTCTTGTCCATGCGAAATGTTTATCGTTCTTTCCTGCGTTACGTGCTTCTGCTGCAAAGCTTGCGTTGGCGTTGGCACGTTCCATGAGCATTTTGTTTTGCTCTTGTCGGTTCTTCATGCTCTGCCCCCAGATGGACATCACCCCACCTAAGACTGTGGAGCCAAGCATGGTTATTAATTCTAA